AAGTTGATCTTAACACTAAAAAAAGTAAGGGTAGTTATGAGCGAGAAGAACGAAAGTAAGAGAATTGGTGCGAAACAACATAAAAATTCTGGACGTAATACGACCAAAGGTGATGCTACTTGGCGACAGTTTATTGTTGATTTTAAAGAAGTATCGAAATCATTTACTATCAATAGGGAGGTTTGGGCTAAAGCTACGACTGACGCAATACGTGGTAATAAAGACCCAGCAATTATTATTGTACTTGGCGAGGGTAATTCTAAAGTAAGACTAGCAGTCATTGAGCTAGAGATACTAGAACAATTGACTGAATCACCAGAGTAGTGTATAATAGAAGGATAGTAGAAATTGGAAACAATGGAAGAAACAAAGACAACATTAGAACGAGTCAACGGTCTTACCGAGATCGCTGACTTTATGAACGATGAAGAGCTTACAGAAGCTCTTACGTTTATTGCAAAGGTTATTTTCAAGCCAGAGATTCCTGCACAGGTAGCCTCTATTGAGATTGTTCGCTTGCAAGCCATTGCTGCTAAAATGTCATTCAAGGCTACTTGGATGGCAAACGTAGATAAGGGAGATAGGGCGAAGAAGAATATTTATTTTACGGCTGCTAGTTCAATTAATGAACTTGTTGCTGCACTTAAATATATTACTCGTTAAAAATATTATGGCAAAAAATTTACTAAATCAGGTTATGCTTAAGAACGTTGAGGACTCAAAGTCTTCGTTCTTAGATACCCAAGAATTAATTCAAAAAATCCAACACGGATATATTATTAATCGTGTGGATAAGCACCAGCAAAAGAAAACATTCGCCCCTAGTACTATTGCGTTCTCTCACGGAGAATGTCCTCGCTATTGGTACATTGCTTTTGAGGGTGCAACCTTTACTGATAACGCAGATGCATATGGTGGAGCCAATATGACTGCTGGTACAAAGTCACACGAACGTATCCAGGCAGCTATGGCAAATGTACCAGATCTTCTTGTTGACTCAGAATTTAAAATTACAAGTCAAGATCCACCTATCTTTGGTTACGGCGACGTAATCTTAAAATGGGGTGGAGAAGATTTGCTTGGTGAAATTAAAACAATGCCAAGTGAAGGATTTGAATATCGTAAAGCGGCAGGGAAGCCAAAGCTTGGTCACCTTGTGCAGTTGCTTATCTATATGAAGATTCTAAAGAGGGAACGTGCAGTACTAATCTATGAGAACAAGAATAACCACGAGTTGCTTGTCCTTCCAGTAGTGCTAAACGATTACCTTAAGGGGTGGGTAGACAATACATTTGATTGGATGAGAGAAGTTCGTGCTGCTTGGGAAAAGAAAGAACTCCCAACTAAGAACTACCGATCAAATTCTAAGATTTGCAAGACGTGTCCAGTTAGGGCAACTTGCGATATCGCTGGTCCAGGGACTCTACAAATAAAGTCTATGGAGCCAATCAATGAAGCATTGTCAATGGTGTGACCTACAATTCAAACCAAACGTATCTTATCAAATTTACTGCTCACCTGAATGCAGGGAACAGGCAACTAGACAAAAGATAGCTGAACGATATGCTAGAAATCGTTTGAAAAAAACATCTCGTAAAAACAGAAAATGTAAAAATTGTGGAGCAAGACTTTCAATGTACAATGATGATCAGACTTGTGCTGGATGCGATATTAATCCATCTGAAGTAAGTAAAATATTAAAAGAGTTAAAGGGGATTGCTGATGGTAAAATTGAGCTTGATTAATCCAAAACCAAAAACAATTTGTTCAATTGATGCAAGCACAAACAGCCTAGCTTTTGCAATCTTTGAAGACAAGTCTTTAGTTAGATTTGGAAAGATTAATTTTACTGGTCGTAATACATATGAAAAGGTTGGAGATGCTGCAAAGAAATGTCTAGCCTTTTTTAAACAATTTAATATTGATTCTATTATTATTGAGCACACTGTATTTATTAATAGTCCTAAGACTGCTGCAGACCTTGCACTTGTTCAAGGGGCTATGCTTGGATCAGCTCAAATTAATGGTATAAAGATTGCTGGATCAGTTAATCCAATTACCTGGCAATCATTTATTGGCAATACAAAACTCTCGGCGGTAGAAAAACAAGAACTTCGCAAAGAGAATCCTAACAAATCCGAATCTTGGTATAAGGGGCAAGAACGTGAAATTAGAAAACAAAAAACAATACGCTATGTTAGCACGTATTATAATAAGTCTGTTAGTGATAATGACGTGGCAGATGCTATCGGAATTGGTCACTGGGCTATCCACAATTGGGAGAAGGTTGACAAATAAGCTTATGGCTGCTAAACTATATCAAAGCGAGGCGTGGCTTCGCAAACGCTATCACCTTGACCGCAAGACTCCAGAAGAAATTGCAAAAGAATGTGGTACAAGCGTTGAAACAATTTATGTATACCTTGCAAAGTTTGGACTAAGAAAGAGTAAACGATGAGTGAAAATATTAAAATTACGGTAGACCAAGTTAATCATCCACCTCATTACACGCAGGACCCAAGTGGAGTTGAGTGTATTCAAATAACACGTCACCGTAACTTTAATGTTGGAAATGCATTTAAGTATCTATGGAGAGCAGGACTTAAAGACCAGGCTAAGACAATCCAAGATCTTGAAAAAGCTATTTTTTATATTCAAGATGAAATTAAAAGACTTGAGGGCAAATTCTAATGGCTAGACTTCGTAAGACAGAGTATACTGGAAAGATGATTGTAGATCCTTTTAACCGTGTACACCAAATGCCGTATGAGAACTTCACTATTGAGCGTGGAGACCTTATTAAAATTACTGGAGAGTATGGAACACGCTTTAAGTTTGAATCTGTAACAACCAATCCTGTTAATGGTGCAGTATGGGTAGACTGCTTTGAGATGTGGAGAGGTCGCCAGGGAGCGTACCGTTCATTCTCTATTGACCGTGTAAAGCGTATTCCAAAGCGTAGACCAAGGAAGGTTAAGTCCAGTGTCGTTTGAAGACCTTACAGTAGAACACCTTGATGAAGTAAACAGGGTTGTTGAAAAGTATCTACAGGGCAATGAGCCCACCCAGATTTCAAAAGAGCTATCTATTCCTCGTCAAAAGGTTGTTGCTCACATTAAAGAGTGGCAACTTATGGCTGCAGACAATGCGTTAATTCGTGCTCGTGCAAAAGAAGCGTTAGTTGCTGCAGATACTCACTATAATAAACTAATTAGTAAAGCATATGAGGTAATCGATGAAGCTACCACAATTGCTAATTTAGGTGCAAAAACTGCAGGTATTAAGCTAGTGCTAGATATTGAATCCAGGCGTATTGATATGCTACAAAAAGCTGGATTGCTTGAGAACAAAGAGCTGGCAGAAGAGATGCTTGAGATTGAACGTAGACAAGACATTCTTAAAAATATTCTTAAAGACATTGCTGCAGAACACCCAGAAGTACGTGACAAGATTATGCGTAGACTGTCTGAGGTATCACGCAATGACGAGGTGATTACTGTTGTCAGAGATGTTTGATGATTTTTTTGAAGTTTTAAAAGATAATAATTTTGAAGAGACCCCTGTAAATGCCAAGACTTTTGTTGAAGGCGAAGCATATCTAGGACAGCCCCCACTATCACAAATTCAATATGACATTGTTGAGGCAATGAGCCAGATATATAAACTTGAAGATTTAATTGACATTATGGGAACCGAAGAGGGGACTCGTTACTACAAGAAGTATACAAAGAACGAGGTTATCCTTCAACTTGGTAAGGGTAGTGGCAAAGACTTTGTATCTACAGTAGCTTGTGCATATATTGTATATAAACTTCTATGTCTAAAAGATCCAGCACGATACTTTGGCAAGCCTTCTGGCGATGCCATTGACATTATTAACGTAGCTATCAACGCACAACAGGCTAAGAACGTTTTCTTCAAAGGCTTTAAGTCTAAGATTGAACGTTCTCCGTGGTTTGCTGGAAAATTCTATGCAAAGGTAGATAGTGTTGAATTTGATAATGCTATAACTGTTTACTCTGGTCACTCAGAACGAGAATCACACGAAGGTCTAAACCTTATTCTTGCTGTGCTCGACGAGATCTCTGGTTTTGCACAGGAAACAAATACTGGTAATGAGCAGGGTAAGACTGCAGACAACATCTATAAAGCCTTCCGTGCCTCTGTAGACTCTCGTTTCCCAGACTTGGGGAAGGTGGCACTACTATCATTCCCTCGTTATCCTGGAGACTTTATCTCACAGCGTTATGATGATGTGATTATGGACAAAGAAATTATTACAAAGACTCACAAGTTTATTATGAACCCAGATCTTCCAGAAGATGCAGATGGAAATACTCTAGAAATTTCGTGGGATGAAGATACAATTATTAACTATAAGTATCCTGGTATGTTTGCAATTAAGAGACCTACGTGGGTAGTAAATCCCACTCGTAAGATTGACGACTTTAAATTGGCATTCTATACAGACCTTGGAGACGCTATGATGCGATTCGCCTGTGTCCCTACCTATAGCTCAGATGCATTCTTTAAGCAGATTGAGAAAGTTCAAAGTGCAATGACACTTCGTAATCCTCTGGATACCAACCGCCGCTTTGACGAGACGTTTGTACCAGATCCAGACAAGATTTATTATGTCCACGCTGACCTTGCACAACGACACGACAAGTGTGCTGTAGCAATTGCTCACGTAGATAAGTGGGTAAATATTCAAGTAATTAAAGATTACCAGCAAGTTGCACCAGTTGTTGTGGTAGATGCTGTAGCGTGGTGGGAGCCAAAAGTAGAAGGTCCTGTAAACCTGTCAGAAGTAAAGCAGTGGATCCAGAACCTTCGTCGTCTAGGATTTAACCTAGGAATGGTAAGCTTTGACCGCTGGCAATCATTTGATATTCAGAATGAACTCAAGCAAGTTGGCATTAGAACAGAAACTGTATCTGTTGCTAAGAAGCACTATGAGGATATGGCAATGCTTATTTATGAAGAGCGTCTTGCTATGCCATCCATCGATCTTTTATTTGAAGAGTTAACAGAACTTAAGATTATGCGAAACAATAGAGTTGACCACCCTCGCAAGAAATCTAAGGACCTTGCAGACGCTGTGTGCGGAGCAGTGTTCGGTGCTATTTCACATACACCAAAAGACCTTAACCTTCAAGTAGAGATTCATACGTTTAAACAAAAACCTAAAACTGCTATTGCGGATCGTCCTAAAGATGTGATAGAATATAAATCCATACCAAATGATGTCAAGGATTACCTTGATCAGTTCAATTTAATTTAGGAGCAAGACGTGAACTTTGACATTGTTTATTTTTCTAACTATTCTGGAAACACCAAAAGATTTGTAGATAAATTAGATTTAAATTCAATTAGAATTCCGATAAATGATTCTAATGACCCCATACTGGTGCAGAATAAGTTTGTATTATTTGTTCCAACTTATGGTGGTGGAAATGAAGGACACGCTATTCCAAAGCAAGTCCGTTCCTTTCTCAACGTAGCAAGCAATAGAGATAAAATTATTGGCGTTGTTGGATTAGGAAACACAAACTTTGGAGAACACTACTGCAAGGCTGCAGAAATGATTGCAGATAAGACAGGTGTACCAATTATAGGCAGGGTAGAAATATTCGGCACAGAAGAAGATGTAAATACAATTAATGAAAGGTTGGCGATGTTAGTATGACAAACGCATATAGTTACCACGAGCTAAACGCAATGCTGAATCTCTACGACGAGAATGGTCAGATTCAGTTTAATAAAGATAAGGAGGCTGCAAAGGCATATTTTCTTGATCACGTAAATCAAAACACTGTCTTCTTCCACAGTCTTCAGGAAAAGCTAGACTATCTAGTTGAACACGAATACTATGATAAAGATGTTCTAGACCTATACGACTTTCCATTTATTAAATCAGCATTTCAACACGCATACGCCAAGCGTTTCCGCTTCCCAACATTCCTTGGAGCATATAAGTTCTACACTTCTTATGCACTCAAGACATTTGATGGCTCACGATACCTAGAACGATTTGAAGATCGTGTAGTTGTTACAGCTCTTATGCTTGCTAATGGAAATAAAAAACTTGCGATGGACATAGTTGATGAACTAATTTCTGGTCGTTTCCAACCTGCTACACCAACATTTCTCAATGCTGCAAAGAAACAAAGGGGAGAGTTTGTTTCTTGCTTTCTACTCCGTATTGAGGATAATATGGAATCGATTGCTCGTGCAATTAATTCCTCACTCCAGCTTTCAAAGCGTGGTGGTGGTGTAGCACTAAACCTTACAAACCTTCGTGAAGCAGGTGCTCCAATTAAAAAGATTGAGAACCAATCTTCTGGAGTCATTCCAGTAATGAAACTTCTCGAAGACTCATTCTCTTATGCTAACCAGTTAGGTGCTCGTCAGGGGGCTGGGGCAGTGTATCTAAACGCACACCACCCAGACATTCTTAGTTTCCTAGACACTAAGCGTGAGAACGCAGATGAAAAAATGCGTATTAAGACTCTTAGTATTGGCATTGTTATTCCAAACATTACATTAGAGCTTGCTAAGACAAATGAAGATATGTACCTCTTCTCGCCATATGATGTTGAGCGTATCTACGGATTGCCTATGAGTGATATTTCAGTTACTGAAAAGTATGGAGAAATGGTTGACAATCCCGATATTCGCAAGACAAAGATTAAGGCTCGTGTCCTGTTTGAACGTATCGCAGAACTTCAATTTGAGTCAGGGTATCCTTACATTGTCTACGAAGACACGGTAAACGATGCTAACCCAATTGATGGTCGTATCAATATGTCCAACCTTTGCTCCGAAATTCTTCAGGTAAACACACCAACAACATACAACGCAGACCTGAGCTACGATAGCATTGGTAAAGACATCTCTTGCAACCTTGGCTCACTAAACATTGCTGCAGTTATGGATGGTCAAAACTTTGAAAAGACTATCGAAACATCAATCCGTGCATTGACAGCAGTTGCAGATATGTCTTACATCGAATCTGTAATGTCAATTGCTGAGGGCAACAAGAAGTCTCGTGCTATTGGTCTAGGACAGATGAATCTACACGGCTATCTTGGTCGTGAGCAAATTCACTACGGCTCTGAAGAAGGTATTGACTTCACCAATATCTATTTTTACACTGTCCTGTACTACGCTCTAAAGGCATCTAACAAGCTTGCTAAAGAGACTGGTAGCCCATTCGACGGCTTTGAGCGTTCTAAGTATGCAACTGGTGAGTTCTTTACCAAGTACATTGAGCAGGAATGGAAGCCAGCAACTAAGAAGGTTGCCAAGCTATTTACAGATTCAAAGATTGAGATTCCTACACAGCACGACTGGGAAACACTTGCCAAGTCTGTCAAAAAGCACGGTATATATAACCAAAATCTTCAGGCAGTACCACCAACAGGATCAATCTCATACATCAATAACTCAACATCATCGATTCACCCTATCGCATCTCAGATTGAGATTCGTAAGGAAGGAAAGCTTGGTCGTGTCTACTACCCTGCACCGTTCCTTACAAACGATAATCGTGAATACTTTGCCGATGCATATGAAATTGGACCAGAGGCTATCATTGATACCTACGCTGCAGCCACACAGCACGTAGACCAGGGGCTGTCATTAACCCTATTCTTCAAGGATACTGCTACAACACGTGATATCAACAAGGCACAGATTTATGCCTTTAGTAAAGGAATCAAAACAATTTACTACATCAGAATCCGCCAGCTTGCCCTTGAGGGAACTGACGTATCAGAGTGTGTAAGTTGTATGCTTTAGGAGGCAAATATGATAACAAGACCAATTAACTGGAACAAGATTGAAGACCCAGTAGACCTTGATGTTTGGAACAGACTGACAGCAAAC